GGCCACCGACAAGACGGAGGAACTGCTGCTGTCGCTGGCCAGCGAGGTGCTGGGCGCGTTCGCGGGCGCCTTCACGCTGGGCGGCGCCGACGACGTGATGTGCGTGGACCTGCTCGGCATGTACGGCCAGAAGCTGTCGGCCGAGCCCGGCTACGTCACCTACGCCGGCGTCCAGTACCGGGCCGTCGAGATCGGCATCCCCATCGTTATCGACCCCTTGTGGACGGAGGCACCCTGATGGCAAAGCAGTCGGGCATTGGCGCCCGGTTCCTGGTCGGCGGCTACGACCTGTCCGGCGACATCCAGGCGCTTGACCAGATCACAGGCGGCCCGGCCCTGCTCGACGTCACCGACATCACCCAGGTGGCCCACAGCCGGATCATCGGCGAGCGGGACGGGTCGATCGGGTTCACGTCCTACATGGACCCGGCCGGCGCCCACCCGGTGCTGTCGGCGCTGCCCACGGCGGACGTGCACATGATGGCGCTGCTGCCGCCGATGGCCATCTCGTCGGCGAACATGGCCGCCTGCCTGGTCGCCCGGGAGACCGACTACGCGCCGACCCGCGCGAACGACGGCGGCCTGACCAACAAGACCGAGGGCCAGGGCGACGGCTACGGGCTGGAGTGGGCGATGCCCCTCACCCCGGGCGTCCGGTCCGACACGACGGCGACGAACGGGGCGACGCTCGACTGCGGGAACTCGTTCACCACCCCGGCCGTGCCCGCGAGCACCACGGCGGTGACGAACACGTCGCCGCTGCCCGCCACGGTGGTCATCTCCGGCGGAACCCTCAGCAACGTCGCCGTCAACGGCGTCACCGCCGGGACCGGGGACGGGACGTACACGGTGCCGTCGGGCGGCACGATCGCGATGACCTACTCGGCCGCGCCGACGTGGACGTGGACGCTGCAGACCGCCTGGGGCGCCCAGTCCTACCTGCAGCTCACCCAGTTCACCGGCACCTCGGTCACGGTCACCGTGCAGCACGCCCCCGACGGGTCAACCTGGACGACGCTGCTCACCTACACCGCGGCGACCGCCGCGCCCGCCACCCAGCGGGTGACGGTGTCGAACACGACCACAGTGCAGCGGTACCTGCGGGTGAACACGTCAGGCACGTTCACCAGCGCCCAGTTCGCCTGCGCGCTCAACCGCAACCTGGCCCCGGGAGTGGCGTTCTGATGAAGCTGGTTACCGACCTGAGGCCGTCGCTGTGGAACGCCAACAGCCGGAACTACCGCGTCCACATGCCCCACGACGTCACGGTCAGGGCAGCCTGCGAGGACGTCGGATGCGACCAGTGGCGCACCGGCTGGGAGACCGTCTGCGACGAGTCCACGAAAGAGGGCGCGCTGGTCGCGAACTGGATCCGCTCCGGCCAGTCCGGGCGCACCTTCAAGGAGATCGGCACGCACTCCGGCAAGCCGGCCATCTTCCGCTTCCAATCCGGCCAGCGGTGCTTCCAGGAGCACCGCACCCGGCCCGGCCGCATGGTCGTCCAGCGGTCCGGCCGGGTCCTGCGACAGCACGTCAGCCTCGCCGACCTGGCCGAGGACTACTCCGAGCACATGGGCCTCGTGTCCGCGCAGATACAGAGAGGGTGACCAATGGCGAAGACTAGCGGCCTAGGCGCGACGATCGACGTCGCCGACTCCGGGGGCACCAGCCGGACCATCAGCAACGACATCACCGACTTCACCCTGTCGACGCCGGTGGCGCTTCAGGACAGCACGGGCGTCGACAAGAGCGCGCACGAGAAGCTGCCGCTGCTGCGCGACCTGACCACGCAGCTGAAGGGCATCGTCAACGTCGCGGCCAACATGAGCCACGCGGTCCTGTCGACGGTGACGACGTCGCCGACGAACCGGGCCACCAGCATCTACCCGACGTCGAACAACAGCACCCCGGTCATGACGGCCAACGTCCTGTTCAGCTCCTACGACATCACCAGGGGCAACGACGGCGCGCTGACCTGGCAGGCGGACGGGTCACTGGCCGACGGCGCTACCCCGACCTGGGCGTGACGCGCATGGGATACGAGGCGCCAGGCACCGGCAACAAGCTCGACTTCACCGGCACCGCGCACGAGGGCCTGGAGGTCACCGTCGACTCCGTCCCGCTCGGCCTGCTCATGGACATCATGGGGTCGTTCGGGGCGCTGCAGGCGATGGGCGAGCAGCTCGACATCGAGGTGGCACAGCCGGTCATCGAGTCACTGATCGACAACTTCGGGCAGGTGCTGGAGTCCTGGAACGTCGAGAAGCGCGGGGTGCCCGTGCCCGCGACTCCCGCCGGCATCCGGACGCTGGACTTCTCCTTCTTCATGGTCATCGTCGGCGCGTGGCTCACCGGCACCGCTGAGGCGCCGCCCCCTTTGCCCGGGACCTCGCCATCTGGCGGGACCTCGCCGGAGGGACCCGAAGCGATGGCAGCACAGTTGAGCGGCCTGCCGAGCTAGTCACCGCGGAGGTCGTGATCGGGCTGTGCGACCGGTGGCACAAGACGCCGCCGGAGATCCTCGCCCTGCCCGCGTCGGTGCTGCGGATGCTCGACGTCTACCGTCGCGGCCACCGCGAGGAAGAGCCGGACATGGAGGGAGGTGAGGAATAGGTGAGCGAAGGGGCAGCGGACGTGCTGGTGAGCGCGGAAGTGCTGGACATGCTGAGGACGTGCCGTACCTGCGGCATCGCCAAGCCGCTGGCCGACTTCAAGTCGCACGCCCGGAAGTCGGACGGCACCCGGTATGGCTACAGCGCTGACTGCCGTAAGTGCGAGAACGCCAAGGTGCGCGATCGGTACCACAGGAACAAGAGCACTCGACTCGCGGAAGTGCTGCCCCTTGGCGAGTTCGCCACCCAGGTCTGCCGCACCTGCAAGCAGGTGCTGCCGTTTGACCAGTTCGGGCGCAACGTGGCCAAGCGCGCCGCCCTGGAGAAGGACTGCAAGAAATGCAAGTCGGAAAAGGCGCGCGAGTGGACAACGGCGAATTCCGATAAGGCCTATAACGCTCACCTGATGCGCCGATTCGGCATCACGCTAGCCGAGTACGGCGTAATCCTCGCCAGCCAGGGAGGAGTATGCGCGATCTGCGGCGAACCGCCGGACGGGCCGCGCAACATGCGCAAGGGCGGCCGGAACGTCTTCAAGGCGCGGCTAGTCGTAGACCACAACCACGCAACGGGCAGGGTGCGCGGCCTGCTCTGCGGAAATTGCAATACGGGGATCGGCCACCTTAAGGATGACGCCGCCACGGTCACCATGGCGCTCAGGTATCTGGAGCGAGGTGGTCGACCATAGCTGACAACTACGTCTCAATTCGCATTCGCAGCGACGACTCCGCCAAGCCTGACCTCACCGAGCTCAGGGAGCGGCTGAAGGCCCTGGCCGGGCAGGTCGCCACCGCCCGGGCCGAGGTGGACGACGCGGCGGCGGACGCCAAGCTGACCGACCTGGAGGCCAAGCTGGCCGCCGCCGACAAGGCGGTCTCCCGGCCGAAGATCGACATGGCCGGAGCCCAGCGTGCCCTGGCCCAGGTGACCGCGGTCGATGCCGCACTGCGGCGGATGGACGACGACGCGGCGACGGCGGCTGAGGCGGCGGCCGCCCGGGAGGCCGCGGCCGCGCAGGCATCGGCCGACGCCCAGGAGCGGTCGGCGCGGCAGGCGGCCGATGCCGAGATCCTCGCGTACGCGGAGGCGTCGGCCGCGCAGGAGGCGCAGGCGCAGGCGGCGGCCGAGGCAGCCCAGCGGGCCGCTGACGCGCAGCTCCTGGCGGCCAGGCGCGCCGAGCTGGGCGTGTCGGACCTGCAGAAGCAGATCGGGTCGCTGAACGAGGACACCGGCACGGCCCTGGCCGACGTAGACGACCAGGGCGCGAAGCTGAAGCTGCTCGCGCTGCAGGACAAGATCGCGGCGCTGAACGAGGCGGTGGCCCGCCCGGATGTCGACGCGGCGGGGATCATCAAGGCCGGGACGGAACTGGAGGCCCTGAAGGCGGAGCTGGCCTCGCTGGGGGACAACGGCGGCAGCGCCGGGTTCTCGTGGGGCAGCAAGTTCAGGGCCGCGGCGGGCGGCCCGCTGAACGACATGTCCGCGCAACTGGGCGGCTCCGGGCTGGGCAAGGACGCGGAGTCGGCCGGCGCGGAGGACGGCGGCCTGTTCGGCAACTCGTTCGTGCAGACGTTCCTGGGCGGCAAGAAGACCGTGATCGTGGGCGGAATCGCCAGCGCGCTCGCCGCGGTCCCGGCACTGGGAGCCGTCGCGGGGGTCGGCCTGGTCGGGGCGCTGGGCGGGGTGATCGCGGACAAGATCCCCGCGGTCGCGTCCCGGTTCAAGGGCTTCGGCAACCAGGTGATGGGCACGCTGGAGCAGGCGGTCAGGCCGCTGGTGCCGTTCATCGACTCGTCGCTGAAGCAGCTGTCGGGGTTCGTCGGCCAGATCGAGCCGCTGCTGTCCGGCCTGTTCAAGCAGGTCGGCCCGATGCTGCAGCCGCTGACCTACGGGCTGGAGGGGCTGGTCGGGGGGCTGCTGCCTGGCCTGTCGTCCATCCTGAAGGCCGCGGCCCCGGCGATGGCCGCGTTCGGCAGCGCGCTGGCGATGATCGGCGTGAACCTCGGGCGGATGTTCACCGTGATGGCGCCCGCCGTGACCGCGTCGGCCGGGGTGATGAAGGCGCTGCTGAACGCCGTGTCGGGGATCCTGCCGGTGGTCGGGCAGCTCGCGTCGATCATGGCGGGGGCGCTCGCGCCGGTGCTGAGCCAGGTCATCGCGGCCGTCCACGCCCTGTCGCCCGCGTTCGCGGTGGTGGCGAAGGTGATCGCCGCGTTCGCGCAGGCGTTCCTGGGGAACCTGCAGGGCGGCCTGGCGGCCGTCATCGGCCTGATCGCCCACCTGGCCCCCGTGGTGTCGAGGCTCGGCTCGGTGTTCCTGCAGGTGTTCAACCTGATGAACAACCGGGGCGTCTTCAACGACATCGAGGACGCCATCGAGGGCCTCGTCGGGCCCATCGCGACCATCATCGCGGCGCTCGCGTCGAACCTCGCGCCCGTCATCCCGCCCGTCATCGCGGTCCTGGGCAAGCTCGCCGGGATCCTGCAGGGGGCGCTGGTGCAGGCGGTGACGGCGCTGGCCCCGGTGGTCGTGCAGCTCGCCGGGTTCGCGGGCAGCCTGCTCGCCGCGATCGTGCCGCTGCTGCCCGCGGTGCTGCAGATCGCGACGGCGCTCGCCGGGGGCCTCATCCAGGCGCTCGCCGGGTGCCTGCCCGCCGTCTCCGCGCTGCTGGGCGCGCTGACGCCGCTGGTGCCGGTGGTGGCGCAGGTCGCGGGGATCATCGCGGACGTCCTGGCGGCCGGCCTGTCCGCGGTCATTCCCCTGATCGCGCGGCTCGCGCCGATCGTGCTGGCGGTCGTGGGCGCCATGAGGATCTGGGCGGCCATCCAGGCGGTGCTTGACGCGCTGATGGACGCCAGCCCGCTAGGGCTGCTGGTGCTGGCAGTCGGCGCGCTCATCATCGCCGTCGTCGAGATCGTCAAGCACTGGAAGGACTTCGCCCACTGGGGCGCGGAGGCGTTCCACGCGGTGACCGCCGCGATCGGCACCGTGATCGACTGGGTCAAGGGCCACTGGCCGCTGCTGCTCGCGATCATCACCGGGCCGATCGGCCTCGCGGTCGGGTGGGTGGTCGAGCACTGGCGGCAGGTCACCCGCGCGTTCGACGCAGTCATCGACTGGGTGAAGACGAACTGGAAGGTGATCGCGGCATGGCTGCTGTTCCCGCTCGGGATGGCGGTCCACGAGATCATGACCCACACCCGCCAGATCTCCCAGGCGTTCGACGACATGCGCCACGACGTGATGTCCATCCTCGACGGGCTGCGCCACGACATCGCGTCCGCCATCGACGCGGTGACCCACTCCATATCGGCCTTTGCTACCTGGCTTCCGCACGCGATGGGCGAGGCATTCGAGTCTGCCCTGCACGCGGTAACGACCGCGATGAGCGCCATCGAGCACTTCATCGCCATGGCGTTCTCCTGGTGGGTCCACGCCAACGCGACCATGCTGGACGACGTCCTGCGCTTCTTCGAGTCGCTGCCGGGGAAGATAACGTCCACTCTCGCGGCGCTTCCCGGGCAGATGCTGGCTGTCGGCAGGAACATCATCATGGGCCTCATCCACGGGATCGAGAACGCCGCGTCGGCAATCCCGGGCGTCATGGCCGGCCTGGCGCACACCGTTGAGCACGCGTTCACCGACCCGCTGGCCATCTTCTCCCCTAGCCGCGTGTTCATCAAGCACGGCAAGGACAACGTGGTGGGCGCGTTCGGCATGGGCGTCAACCAGGGGCTGCCGTCCGCGAAGGCGGCGATGGGCAGGCTGGCGAGCACCGTCCGGGCGGGCGCGCCCGGCCTGGCCGGGGCCGGAGGCTACGGGGGCGGCGCGGCCGGCGCGCTGGCCGCGACCCTGGAGGTCCGCAATGCCGGAGGCGGGTCCGGGCTGGAGGCCATGTTCTGGAAGTGGCTCCGCAACGGGGTCCGGGCGCAGGGCGGCGACCCGCTGATGTTCCAGAAGAAGGTGGCATTCCGGTGACCCTGCCCGCCGCGCTGACCAACCCCAACGGGACGCTGGCCCTGAAGGCGGAATTCGAGATCGCCGGCACCTGGACTGATGCGACCAGCCTCGTGTACCAGCGGGAGGGCAGCTCGCCCGCATCGACGGGCACGCGCGGCCGCCCGGACGAGACGTCCGAGGTCAACCCGGCCAGCGCGCAGGTCGAGGTCAACAACCGGGGCGGCCAGTTCTCCCCGAAGAACCCGCTCGGTGCCTGGTACGGCTCGTTCGGCCGGAACACGCCCCTGCGCATGTCCCTGCCCGCCCAGTACGCGCGCCTGCGGTCGGAGACGGACTCCGGGTCGGGCGGCGAGTGCGCGTCCGCCGCGGCGATGGCCGTCACGACCGAGCTGGATATCCAGGTCGACTGTGACCTGTCGAGCTGGCGGGGCCTGATCGCGTTCAAGGGCGGCAACGCCTGGGAGCTCGCGGCGGTCGACGGCGGCATGGAGCTGTTCTGGTGGGACTCGGGCGGCACGATTCACTCGGCATCGTGCTCGCTGCTGCCGCCCGGCCGCCCGGGCCGGGTGACGCTGCGAGCGCAGCTGCTCACCTCCACCGGGACCGTGACGTTCTGGTACGGGCCAGCGGGCGGCGTGGGCGGCAGCTCGTGGACGCAGCTCGGGCCGGCCACAGTGGCGGGGGCGACGTCGGTGGCGACGACGACGGGGAACCTGGCCACCGGATCGGCGACCGGCGACTACTACCAGATGCAGCTGACGACCGGGTCCGGCACGGTGTCGGCCAGCCCGAACTGGACGGCGCAGTCACCTGGCACGGGCACGTTCACTGACGGCCAGGGCAACGTGTGGGGCTACTACGGCACGGCCGCGTGCGACAACCGGTCCTACCGGGTGCACGGAGAGTGCTCCGCGCTGCCGCCGAAGTGGGACAAGTCGGGAAACGACATCTCGGTCCCGGTCACCTTCAGCGGCGTCCTGCGCAGGCTCAGCCAGGGCGACAGCCCGATTCAGTCGCCGATGAAGCGGGGCATCCTCGCC